CTTATTCTAAAGATGACATGGAAAAAAAAATTGTCATTAAAGAACAAGTAAATATTAATCCACACCTTCAACATAATAAAGCTCTATACAATCATAATGATGGTTATTCAAAATCAAGAGAGCTTAAAAGAGTAGCATCTATACCTACTATCGCATTATCTGTATGGGCAAATGAATACAATGGTGATAGTAATTGGTTTGGACTACCAAAAGAAGTTCAAAAAAAAATATTAAAAAAAAAACTAAATAGTAATGAATTTAGATATTTTAAAACAGCAGAAGGAAATTTATAATGGCATTAAATAGTTATTCAGCTTTAAAAACATCAATAGCAAATTGGTTAAATAGATCAGACCTTACTACAGAAATAGCAGATTTTATTGTTCTTGCAGAAAAAGATTTTAATTCTAAATTAAGAATTAGAAAAATGATTTCTGAATCATCTATTACAGTAAATGCTGAAACAGTTGCTTTGCCTACAGGATTTTTACAAATAAGAGATTTTTTTATTACAGATGGCGGAACTAAACATTCTTTAACATTTATGACACCATCACAAATGGATCAAATTAAAGGTTCATCAACAACTGGTATGCCTGAAGTTTATACTATACTTGGAGATAATTTTAGATTTGCACCTATTCCTTCTGGAAGTTATTCAGGTACATTAAATTTTTACAAAGAGTTTGATCCTTTATCAGACAGTAATACATCAAACTTTATTTTAACAAGCCACCCTGCAATTTATTTATATGGTTCATTATATCATGCTGCTAATTTTTTAGGTGGTGTAGAACCAAGACTTATTCAACAATGGCAACAAATGTATGCTACAGCTCTTGAGAGATTAGAAAGAAATGATAGAGAAGATCAATTTAGTGGTTCTCCATTACAAATTAGAACAGATGTAACAGTGGAAGCTCCTTTCTCAGATCATACAAAAGTAACGAACAATAATACTTAGGACTTGAAATGCAAATACCTTTTGGCGAATGGCTACCAGATCAACCTGAATATTTAAATCCTGGTGCTACTACAGCAAACAATGTTTATTACGCACAAAATTCTTACAAAAGATTTCCTTCATTAGTAAATTATTCCACAAATAATATTGGTGCAGATAGCAGGGGTGCTGGTTCTTTTAGAAATAATGCTGGTGCTGTATTTAATTTTGTTGCAAAAAACACAGACATTTATCAATTAGATGGTGGAACATTTACTTCAAGAAAAGGATCGCTAACAGGTGGTAATACAGATTATTTTACATTTACTCAATTTGGTAATTACATCATAGTAAGTAATGGTGTTGATGCTCCTCAATATTTTTTAATGGGTACGTCAACTAATTTTGCAAATCTTTCGGCAATAGCAACATCAGGAAGTGTACCTGTATTTAGAGTATCAGGTGTGGTTAGAGATTTTTTAGTTACAGGTAATCAACCTACAAATCAAAACAGAATACAATGGTCAGGCATTAACGATATTACATCTTGGGCAGCAGGAACTAAACAAGCTGATCAACAAGACTTACCAGGTTCAGGTGGTGAGATTGTGCATATAACTTCAGGTGAAATTGGTTATGTGTTTAGACAAAATCAAATTGTGCGTATGGACTATGTGGGTGGTGCAACAATATTTAGATTATCAGTTATATCTCCAAACAGAGGAGCTGTTTATGGTAGAACAGTTTGTCAAGATAACAGAAGGGTATTCTTTTATGCTGATGATGGTTTTTTTGAAATTAATGGAGATAATGTTATTGCCATAGGTGCAGAAAAAATAAATAGATTTTTTGATGTAGATTTAAACAAAGCATTTTCTGATAGAATATGTGCTGCTGTTGATCCATTTAATCAGTTAGCTATGTGGTTATATCCATCTGCATCAGATACAGCTAACACAACAGGTATTTGTGATAAAATATTAATCTATAATTATGCTACACAAAAATGGTCAACGGCTAATGCTAGTGCTAGTACAATATTCTCACAATTTGTAGGTGCTTATACAGTAGAGCTTATGGATATTATTTCAGAAAACTTAGACCAAATAAATATAGCTTTAGACACAGACTTTTGGTCTGGAGGTCAAAGATATTTAGGAGCAATAGATAACAATTATAAAGCAGCTATATTTTCAGGCACAGAAAATGAGGGTACTTTAGAAACTAGAGAATTAGAGTTGTTTCCAGGACACAGAAGTAGTATAACTAACGTAAGACCGATTGTTGATGCAACATCTACAGTTACTGTGAAAACCAGAGAGAGATTAGCTGATACACCTACGGAATCTTCATCATCAAGCATGAATGATAGTGGGGATAATCCTGTTAGAGAATCAGGTCGCTATTTTAGATTAAAAATTATAACACCATCTGGGTCGGTTTGGACTCATGCTCAGGGAGTAGATGTAATAGCTACAAAAATTGGATTGAGATGACGGATAAAACTGATATAGATAATGTTAGATATAGTTTTGAAACTCAAGAGTTTTTTCAAAGACAAATTGAAGAAGCTATAAACACATTAATAAACGAAAAAAACAAAGAGAGTAATAAAGTCTTTGCATGGTTTATAGGAGATTAAATGCCAACTAATATTAAAGATTATTCAACAACCCAAGCAAGTAACACAACATTAAATAGTATTTCAGTAGCAGAAGGAATGTTACCTTCTAATCTTAACAATGCCATTAGAGCATTAATGAAAAATACTAGAGATTGGTTTAATGATGCACAATGGATTGAGTATGGAGATGGTGATGCTACATACACAGCAGCTTATGCTTCAGGCACATCTTTTACAATTAATGGTGTAGATGTAACTTCAATTTATCATGCAGGTAGAAGGATTAAAATTACAGATACTGCTGCAACACTTTATGGAACAATAGCCAGTTCATCATTTTCTTCAAACACAACAGTTAATGTAACTTGGGATTCAGGTTCTTTAACATCAGGTGCATTGAATAATGTTTACATTGGTGCATTATCAAAAACAAATGATTCTATTCCAACAGGAATATCTGCTGAAAAAATTGCAAATGGAACAATATCAGATGCAGAGTTTCAATATTTAAATGGTGTAACATCTGCAATACAAACTCAACTAGATGCAAAAGCAGCAACTATAACTGGCGGTGCATCAACAATAGCTACATCAGACTTAACTGCATCAAGAGCTTTAGCTTCAAATTCATCAGGCAAAGTTGCAGTATCATCTGTAACAGCAACTGAACTTGGTTATGTTTCAGGTGTTTCTTCTGCAATACAAACACAGTTAGATGCAAAAAATGTAAAAGCAAATAATTTAAGTGATGTTGTTTCAGCATCAACAGCAAGAACAAATTTAGGTTTAGCAATAGGATCAGATGTTCAAGCATTTGATGCACAGTTATCTGATGTTGCAGGATTAACTCCTACAGATAGTAATTTTATTGTAGGTAATGGTTCTAATTTTATAACAGAAAGTGGAGCTACTGCTAGAACATCTTTAGGTTTAGGAACGATTGCAACACAAGCAGCAAATAGTGTTGCTATAACAGGTGGATCAATTACAGGTATGTCTGCACCATCAGGTAGTTCAGACGTTACAACAAAAAGTTATGTAGATGATTTAGTTACTGGTCTTAAAACAAGAATAATTACAAGAGTAGCAACAACAGCAAATATTAATTTATCAAATGCTTTAGAAAATGGAGATACTTTAGATGGTATTACATTAGCAACTGGTAATAAAGTTCTAGTTAAAGATCAAACAGATGCTACAGAAAATGGTATTTACGTTGTTCCATCAAGTGGTGCAGCAAGTAGAGACTCAGATTTTAACACAGTAGCAGAACTTGCAGGACAATTAGTTATTGTTCAAGAAGGTTCAACAAATGCAGATAGAATTTATTTATGTACTACTGATAATTCAGGAACTATAGGTTCAGTCAATATAACTTTTTCAAGAGTTACACCATCATTTACTGGTACAGTTACAAGTGTAGCAGTAGCAGATAGTGGCTCATCAGAATTTACTGTAAGTGGAACACCAATTACTACTAGCGGAACGATTACACTTGCTGTAAATAGTATTAACGTAAGTAAAATAACAAATGCAGCTTCAAAAGGATTTGCAACTGCTATGGCAATAGCTTTATAAGGAGGATAAATGGCACAAGACTTTGAATCAGAAGGCGGTCAAATAACTAACTCAGCAACTACACTATTAACAGCTAATAGTGATGATGCTATTGTTGGATTAAGACTAGCTAATATAACTGCTGCGGCAGTAACTGTTAGTGTATGGATTTCAGAGGGTGGCTCTACAACAAGATACCTTGTTAAAGATTTAAGTTTACCTGCTGCTAGTTCAGTTGAATTAGTACAATCAGGTTCTAAAATCGTTATGCAGAATACAGATGTTCTTAAAGGACAATCAAGTGCTGCATCAAGTGTAGATGTTTGGATTAGTAGAGTTGACTCAATTAGTACATAAGGAGAATAAATG